ACGTACAATGTCGCGTTCCATTTTATTAATAATTCTTACATTTTTTTCATTTGCAGCTTGAAGATTTCTAACCATGCTTTCTAAATCAATAACCATTTTTTCTTTAACGGCTATGCGATTAGGTTTAATGGGTTCTTCATCTGGATTATATTGTTCGAAAATATTTGCCATATTAAAAGGACTTGCTGTAATTAACTATTTCACAAGTGCGACTAATATCTTTAACAAAATATACGCACTCAGGTTTACTACCTTCCCCTAATGGAATACACAATAACTGTCCATTTTTAAGTTTTGGAGCGTACCATGCTACATCCTGATATACATCTAAAATTTCAACGTCCAAAAAACTTGGTCTAAAACTAGACAAGGGATTAAATTGAAACGCTTTGAAACCTCTATCGTTAAGAGCTGATAACGGTATAACTTCTAAGTCTCCAGCATCCGGATCACCAATAAGCAATTGCCAATCAACTGGCATTCGAATTTTATATTTGCCTATTTGTAAAACTAACGCAGGACTATTAAAACTTTCCAAAAATATTAATGGTATGTAGTGATAGTCAGGGTCTTGCGGATTAGAATTGTCTAAAATACTAAATCGCATATCATCTATTTCGTCAGGTAAATGATCTAAGTCATAAGGTTCATTGTCAAGTGTTAAAATTCTAATTTTATTTCTCCGTGTAGTGATATTATAAAGTATATGTCGACGTATAGCAACCACTTTATTTCCATTCCAACTTCTCTTGTGTAAACGGATAATTGGCGTCGCGATAGAAAACTTTTCTCTTAGTTAAATGTCTTTTAGCAAACTTACAAGTACTGGTGATATCCCAAATTTGTACATGATCTTTATCTTCAGCTTTTCTTATGCCACGCCCAATGCTTTGAATAACGCGGACAAAGCTCTTTCCGGGTTCAACAAGAACCAAATTAAAAATCCTAGGGATATTAATACCCACAGCGGCAACACCATAGGTAGCCACAATAATCTTATCATCACTGATTGCAACTTCTGCATATTCTTCATCGCGTTTTGTTCCTTTTGTTGCACCTGATACAAATACAGCACGATCACCTAACAGAGCTACTAATGCGTGCCCTGCTGCAACACGATCCACTAATACTAATGTATTTCCTGTTTGGTTTACATTAGCAACCAATTTGGATATTGTTTCTAAACGTTTACTATCTTCTAATAAAAATTTTAATTCGCTTTGATAATTTGCAAATTCTGCGTGGTCGACCAGCTGTACTATATTTACATGACATTGTGCCAATACACCTCTGTCTTGCAATTCACTAGCAGATAATTGATTAATGACTGCACCCAAACTACATTTTAGTGCTTGAAATTCAAATGCTTCTTTAGGTACTGTGCCAGTCAGTCCCCAACGAATTGGGATACGACTCATCACTCCAGTTAATAATGTCTTAAGAGCATCGGCCTTGGCCATGTGTACCTCGTCAACCATTATACATACTACATTCTCTAAAAATTCATGTATTGTTATGTCTGCTTCGTGATTTTTTGTATTTTTTAATAGTATATTTAGACTTTGCCAAGTACATATTGTATGGGTTTTTCCTATGTCTTTCCTATCACCAAAGTAAACACCAACATCTAATCCCAAGCCTCGATAGTCTTTTTCTGTTTGTGTAACGAGTGATTTATTGGGTACAATTACAACAGTACGGCCGTGTGCTTCGCAACGTTGGCTTAATGCCGCTGTCATAATAGTTTTACCTGCACCAGTGGCAATTTCCTGAATAGCCTGAGGATTTTCTAAAAAATTGTTGACAATTTCAACTTGATAGTCACGCAATTTAATTGGTTGCCCTGCCATCGGATGACCATCTGCCCAGTTAATATGTGCAAATGTATCTTCAGTTACACGCTCGAATGTGAAATTTGTTTGATATTCTCGTTGATCATCAATCAAAAAATCATAATTAAAATTTTCTAGTATAGGCACGATTTCTGGTAGCAAGTTAGTATATGTGCTTCCGCCTAGTTGAAAATAAGCAACTTTGCCATCCCAACGCCCTAATCTAACTGATGGTTGATACCTAGCACCTGGTACATCATATTTAAATGTACTAACTAATTTCTTGCGTGCGTCAAGATCAAGTCCTTCAATTTTAATATTTACTTCATCTTTAATTATTATTGTTGCAGTTTTCATACAGATATAGTAACATATTTGACTCTGCAAAGTCAAAAAAACAGGCACCATTTTACAGGTGCCTGGTAAAATGCATCGTAGTTAGGACGATGCAGGAGCTATACAAATACTTAGCAATATTTATAAAACATGACTAAATTTTCATACAAGTTGAAACTGCTAATGCTTTCCAGTTTGTTTCAGATACTTTGGTTAAGTCGGCTAATTTCAAAGCCATACGCAAACTCATTTCACGTAACTGATTCTTGTTAGCATCCATAAATGCCAAGATCTCTTCACCAGTTTCTTTAGTAAGTTCATAATCATTGAATAATTGCCCTTGGCGAAAAATCTGTTTGATGCGTAAAAATTTATCACGCATTGTATCCAGTGTCAAATCCAAAAAGTGACAGCGTGATTGTAATGCTTCCAAGTGATCCTGCATACGTTTAGATTTTAAGTGATCAAATTTTAAGTTAGTGATAAAAATAGCACCACCTTTAAAATCAAAACAGTCTGGCACACCTTCTCGACGTAGCATAGATGAATCTGAATTCCAATGAATTCTACGTTTTTTGCCTGAATCTAATGCAGCTTTGAGAATGTTCAACGCCAATTCGTCCTGGAATACACTATCGCAATCATCGAATACCAATACATTATTTGGATCAGAATTTTTATACAAAGTACAATACAATCCAATGGGAGACATGGCACCTTTGATAACTTCATACTTAATTTTTCGTCTAGAAATATGTTCAAATAAACCATATTTTTCTAATTCATATTCTACACCATAACTTTTACCCACACCAGGCGGGCCAGTTACAATCATTGCACGTACATCACCTGAAATGATTGCTCGAGTCATTTGTTGTAGGATTTCAAATCTCTGTTCAATTCGATCCATAATCTCATCATCAGATTCAACTGCAATAGATGAGGTAGTTGAAATTAATTCTGATTCTGTGGGAATGATGACAAAGTCATCTGTACTGTCAACTTTGACACGGACAATATCAAACGCATTGCCAAACAATCCATTACTGTTAACAGTAATATAATTATTTTTTGCTCCAGCAGTATATCCTCTAACTAAAGGTAGAGTTTGATTTTCAATAGACATACCACGATAAATACCTTTTTTGATTAGTACACTCGACATACTATAGCTCCTAACTATTTGTAAAGTAATATTATAATTTCAAAATATTTTTTAATCAATCGAAATATTAAATTTAAACTCTAGACGAAGAACGAATGCTAACATCCAATGTGCTAAACATTGCTTTGACCGTTTGCTCGGCTTGCCAAGTTGTACATCCATGCAATGGGATTACACCTTCACTGACAACATTAGGACTGCCTTTTTCATAGGCAGTATAAGTGACATAAACTATATCATTAGTATTCATTCTAACTCCATTTGTTTAATATGTTCAAATTATACTTGCATTTGAATTAAATGTCAACAAAAAGCCCTACTAATAGGGCTAAGAAATATTACTGAGATGCCATTCTATACAATCCTTTGTCTAACCACGGAAGAACTAAATCCTTTTGATGCAATATTCCCCTGGATAAAATTGAACGGTCAGCCCATTCAGGTAATAGTTTAGCATCTACTAAATCATACCAAGTTGTTGTTTTTGGATCAAATGGACCTTGATTGCTTTTATATACAATGGCGTGCAACCAATTATCAGATATACTTTTTTTAAAAAATCCCGCTTTGCAATCCCATCCAGCAACAGCTAACATATGAATAAGACTTACAATAGTATGATGATAATAACATCCGTTACTTAATGTAAAGTCTAATTCTTTTCGATAATAATTGGTAGTCTGCGGCAGTGCAAGTGCTAACATTGCGCCGTCGGTAGTAATATCTCTCCAATTTATTAAAGTTTGTAGTGGGTTGACTGCATATTGAAAAGCATCATGACACCATAATACATCGAATTTATCTTTAGATGTATAAATTGTACCTTCAAAATCAGTTTTTTGATAGGTAATGTTAGGGTAAGACATTGCAACAGGTAATTTATCAAGTATATCTATCCCTTGGCATTCAATATTAAGTGGGGTAGAGTACTCATCATTAGTGGTTCTTGTTGCCCACCATTCTAAATCTTTACCTGATCCGCATCCTATATCAGCCATGGTTTTAATAGATTCCATAAAATCAGAATAATTATATAACTGATTAAGGGTTTCTAAACTATGTTGATGTGATTCATCGTCGTTTTTAAACATGTTATACCTGTACGTCTTCCATTCCAGCAGTACGAAGTCTTACTATATGCCCTAGCATAAAATTCTTAGACTCCATTCCTTTCATAATTCCCAAGTAGCGATTACGTAGTAAAGCCACCTCATTTATCAATGTTTCAAAATCAATTACTTCATCTTCGCCATCAACATATTTTTCTGCATCTCGACTGGATAATGCACGAGCATACCCTTCTAAGTATTTTTGAAAATGTTTTCGTCGTATTTTACGTATTTGAATATTGAGATAATTTAGTACAGCTTCGATTTCCTGCAATTGATTAAATCTATGCTCAGTAATGCCAGGTAAGTTAGTAATATTTTTTTCAATAATACCCCCCACCCGACATTCTTTTTTAGCATTTTCAAGTTCAGCCTCATAGTATGCAATAAAATCTGGTATTGCACCTAAGTCAGCTGTTACTCGACTATACCACATGATTAATCCTCGTGGTCATCATCGCC